GTGGGCCAGGAAGCAGTGGACGAAGGTGCCGACGGCTGTGCTTTCGCCACTAAGTCCACTATGCTAGCATCCCTGCGGGAATACGCTGTAGCCAACCCTAAGCGCCTTCCTAGGGACCGGGTAAAAGAGATAGCTCAGGCCATATACGACCAGGACCCTGAAAAGTTTGCGAATGCAGAGTTGGCCTCACCGGTGAAGTTGGCTCGGGACTTCATAAAGAAGAAAAAGATGAGTCCCGGCATCGATTTTTCTTATCTCGGCCTGAAATCCCGACAGGACATACGCCGTGGAGGCTACTTCAAAGCGCTGATAAAAGCCGGGGTGGAACCCTATCGGACAGGAGTCTTCCGACCGGCACTGTTCCATGCGTTTCCGAAGAGTCAGATAGTGGCGCGAAGCAAACTAGAGAGTGACCCGGACAAGCTACGGTCTGTCACGGCGGCCTCAGGGCCTGACAACATCACACAGGGCGTCTGCTGCTACGATCTGAACAAAAGGAAACCTGACCTGGAGTGCTGGTCCAAAGCAGGTGTCCCTTCAACAGGCTATTTCTTCAACAAAATTTTTGTTGCAATGTCTGGATTCAATTACATCTACAGCCTCGACATCCGCGCTTTCGACAGGAATCTTAACGATAGTCTTATCCGAATCGGCACGGAGGTGCAAAGACTCGCTTATGCCAACCACCCCGATTTCGAATTAATCAGTGGATGGCTAGATCATCTAGAATTGAACAAGAGGTACGGTTACATAGTCAACCTAGTTAATGATGAATTGGATGAAATTCGCGGGGATCTCGAGGCCAAAGACCGTGAGTCCTGGGATAAAGTGCCTGAACTCGCGAAAGAAAGGATAAGGGAGTGGGCCCAGAAACTATACAACTTTGACCAAAGGTTCCCAGGGGGCTACCTCGTGAAGGTTGGAGGCGGAGCCACCGGCGATTTTAACGTCACTTTCACTAACACCATTGCATGCCAAGCCTTTGTCGTGGACTCCCTCTGTTATATGCTGGACATTCCTCCCAGCAAATTTAAAGACCATTTCAGCTTTGCTAATGTCTCGGATGACAATATGTTAGGCAGCCGAGTGCCGATAGATGTCGAAGCTCTGAAGAAGGTCGTGCTGGACCGACACGGACTAGACCTCAAAATTGAGTCAAAAGGCACTTCGATTTACGATCAAGTGTTCCTTGCTAAGCATCCTGTAGATAGCAGTGTTTATGCACAGGAGTTTAAGGACGCTGGTATCGACATGCCGCGTTTCGCCATAGTGCACGATAAGAAAAGGTTGGACCGGTCGATTGCTCAAGTGAAGAAAGCGGACGAAAGGAAGAAAAAGCTGTCAACGGCTGCTCAACGTCGCTGGGAAATAGAGCGCCTATGCGGTCTGATGTACAATTGCG